ATTTGCAGCATTGGTGCTAATTGTTCCAGCCGTTAAAGTAACTGTGCTAGCAGTTAAGTTGGTTGTGTTGATATTAGTAAACGACACAGTATTTGTGCCATTACCACCAATCTCAACTTTGCCTGTAGCATTGTTTAAATAGACTGCTTCTTCAGCTGGCTGAGTAATAAACACCTCAAGACCACTTGCGCCAGCGGTAAAGTTAACTGCCGATCCTGAATTAGACGAAGAAAGAACCGTAGTCCTAGCTAACGTAGCTGGGGACGTGAACGTACCAAGACCAACTTCCCACTCGTCATCATCACCAGCCGTTAAATTGTGAATGGTGTAATAAACGGTAGAACCAGTAGCTATAACGGCGTCAAACGTTTGATAGCCAGGAAATGCACCACCAAGCGTAATATTGCCTGTGCCAGAGCTAGAGCTAGTTTCTTTAACCCTATCTTTCAGAATCAAAGCCATAAAGCTCTCCTAATTAACTAGCTGTCAAACGAATAATGGCGTTGCTTGCGTCCGCAGTTGGGAAGTTAACAGCAAATGTACCGTTGGTCGATGTCTTATCACCACCAAAAGCCAATACAGCAACAGCCGCATTTGCCAAGTTAGCGTTATAGATTAAAGCGCCGTTAGCGGTAATTGTTGCATTTGCCCAAGAACTGTTTGAGAACGAGATAAAAGCCACGTTGCCAGTATTTGTTGGAGTTACGCTAACCGATAAAGTATTGCCACCAGCAGAATAGTTGCCAGCAGAAGCTACTTCATTACTTGCTGAATAAGCAGTTGTGTTCTCATTTAAAGTAGCTGAGCTGGTATACAGAGCTAATTTAAACGTATTTGCTGAAAAGTTATGTTGACCATTCAAGATTTGAACCTTGAAACTTGTTGCCATTGCTTGGGTAATTGCCATTTTTTGCTCCTAAAAAATTATCTAACAGGCCCAGGTACGGGCAGTCTAAGTTGTCCATCACGGTAGGCACTGCGTCTATCTTTACCATCACCCAAATCTTTGAGTAATGCTAAGGATTCTTGGTACTTCTGTTCGTAGTATGTAACTAAATCTTGTTCACCTTTTTGGAAGATGATAGCCTCACGCAACGAACCATACAACAAAACACTTTCAAAATTATCACCCAGCCAAGAAGTACCAGCTGCGTTTTGAATATTATTTACAGGCACTGAGAATCCACTTCCAGTACCCCCTATTGTAGAGGTAGCAGCGCTTAAAGAGTTGCCTACAAGATATAAAAACCCTGGGTTTACTAAAGTTACTGCGGTTACAGAACCACCTGATACGGTTATTGTAGCTGTGCCATTTGAGCCATCACCGCCTGTTAACGCCACATTCTCATATGTACCGTTGGTATATCCAGAGCCAGGGGTAATAGTGCCAAACCCAGATAAGCCGCCCTGTACAATCGTAGTGGGGTAGTAGTAATAGTGCAACTCCGTTTGGTAACTTGCATCAGGGCTTGGGCCAATAATGTAGGTATACGGGCTAAACTGCGCGTAATACCTTGGCAGCCCTTCTTCACTTGGATTAGGGTATGACTGGCGAATAAAGTTAACGTCTTTATCAATCAGATACTCGTAATTACCGTCTGCGTCAATAACAGCAAGGGAGAACGAGGCTAGATAGTCGTCAGGTAGGGCTAAATAGTGATCGCTCTGGGTAAAGTTACCAATAACATTCTTACGAATAGCAGGAATCTGAACGGCGTTGTACACCCGCTCTTCACAAAGCTGGACAAAGTTAGGGATGTTGAATACAAAGAGTTGCTCTGTAGACTCAACGTAACTTTGGATTGCTTCAGATAACTGCTGGTAGTTCATAGTTAAGCCATTGGTCCACGAGCCATTACGCCCTTAGTTGCTGCGCCAGTACCACGAATCTTCATCTCACCATGCTTGTTAATTGGTTGATCGTTATTCTTGGTATATCCGCCTACAGACATATTTACCTGATCTACGCCATTGCCTGGCTTAGTAACAGCAGATTTTACTGTAGTTATTTTCTTACCATCCATTGTGTGCGGTGCAGCATAGACGCTGGCTGGACCAACTTCTTTACCGCCTTTTTTCATAGAAAATTTAGCCATGATTAACCTTTCTTTTGAGCAGCAATCTTTGCAAGACCACGACCCATTTTCTTCATATCTGCATTGGTTTTGCCGCCTTTAGAGCCGCTGTGTTTTGGACCTTTTTCAATAGCCACTGTTGGACCTGAATTACCTAGGTTTTTACCTTTGGTTTTGCCCTGTTTGGTAATGCCGTCTGCGCCTGATTTATACATTTTTAACTCCTTAAGTTGTCGTTACCGTTACTGTACCAACAATTACTTGTTGTACCAAGTCATTTGGAGTTAAACCTGCATCAGGACCCCTACTTCCCCCGACTGGATTCCACCCCCACTGAAACACCCTACTACCCATTTCTGGACTACCAAACCCATTTGGGCCAATGCCCGTCTGGTTAATCTGCAAGCCACTTTGCCCTGATACTAAATAACTTACGTCTGGTCTTGGTTCCCGCACCGCCTGTGGATCATTTACTGGATACAAGCCTAACGACAACTGAGGCTGATCTGGATCCCAACAAGACGGGCAAACCTTAACTTGGTACGGTTTTGTCTTTAATATCTGTATCTGTAATTCCTTAAGCATATATCGTTGACCACATCTATCGCACTCAGCAATTGAATGTTTTCCAGAAGCATATTTACTTGGCATATCATTTATCTGTAATAAAACGAGTTACGTGGCACGAACCGAATTGGGGCTTTTTCCCGGTCCTCTTGCTCTGCTAGTGTCCACTGTTGTTCATAGTCAGATTTAAGCATCATAATTCTATTAGGATCAACCCCAGGCATCTTAGTGCTTAACTGATAAGCTAAACCCGCTACCATACAGGGAATAAAGCGGAATGGGATGTCTTGTGTACGAATACCGTTACCTGCATCCTGAATACGGCGCATTCTGTAATACACAAATGTGTACTGTGTTCCAGGTGGGTTAGGTGTGGGCCAAACGTTAATACATGGCAAGTTATTGGTATATACCGCCGTAGCTGTTGTGTGGCTTGCCGCTGTTGTGCCGTTCTGACCACGCCACGCGTTAAGTATTTGATTTCCTACGATGTTCTGATAGCCAATGGTCTCGTTGTCAATATTGACAAACCCCTGAGTTGGGAGGTTAGCAGCATTAACTAGAGTAATAGTTGTGTCGTCTGCGTCTATAGCACCGTTTAAAACAGCCTGTGAGGCGTTTGCAACGTTACCTGACTGTCGGTTAATCCATACCTGAATAGGGCGCCCTGTAGCGTTTTTATTAGGGATGGTGATGTATGTAGACTCGCTGATACGACTAATATTGATGTCGATCTGATTATTGCCTTGACCGTTATTAGTACGCACCACGGTATCCAAGAGGTCAATTGTATCCACAGGAATAGGATAAATAGCCTGACCCGTATTCATTAGGATCTGACCCTGCTCGACTGTCCACAGGTTAATACCCCGATTTGCCCACTCAATAGTAAGCAGGTTCAAAGACCGCCGTGCAGTACGGAAGTCATAACCAGAACGAACTTCTAAACCACAACGCTCAAATGCCTCTTCAATGAGGTCATTCATGTCTAGATTAAAAGCGGTAGTCCCTGTTGTGCTCATATCTTCCTAAACGGTTTTACTTTTGCTTTTACTTTTGCTGGCTGGGGCACGAACTGTTTTCCCTGCGCTTTTCCCGCTCGTTTTGCTCGCGTTGTTGCTGCGTACTCCTGCGGGCTTAGCGACTCGATTGCTTTTTTTGGTAGGTACCGCTCGCCTGTTTCGGACGACTTCTTTCCCGACTTGGTTGTCCACTCCTGATCGCCCCAAGCCTTTAAAGATTGCTGTGATTTTGCTAAGCCACCCCCCGCCATCTTCTTTTTGCTGGCGCAATGGGCTTTCTCCGAGAACCCCTTCGGGCTGTCGCAGTTGATTGATTTTTTGCGCTTGTCTGACCATTTCACTTATAACCTCCGCCAGCGGCTTTATAGCGTTTTGCCATGAGCTGTGCTTTACGAGCTGACCATTCTCCAGCGCCAGTACCTTGTACCGCTGCAGCTTTAATGCTATTAAAAATCCGTTTACGTAGCTCAGGCTTAGTATAGTTGCCTGCTTCGTTTACTTTAGACTTAGTTTTGCCACCCTCAGCATACTGGGTGAAATCGGTATCGTCCCTACGGGCTTTTTTGACGCCTTTACCCATCTTAGAGGGCATTATGGCGCCCATACCTCTGCTTGGTCTCATGCTCTTGTCTTCCCTCTGATAGCACAACCGTCGGCCCGTTTAGAGGCGCTAGATACCTTGCCACCAGCTTTATATGGTTTGTCTAAACCCTTCATACCGCTAAAGTCTCCACCAGCTCCACCGCCACCGCCACTACTACGAATAGTTTTTCCACCCGCATCACTACCCATTCTTGCTCTGTATTCAGCAAGCGCTTTTTCTGCTTTTTCGTAGTTAAACGAATCACCTGGTCCCTTACCTATTGAGCTACCAATAGGTTTAATAGTTTTATCTACTTTGTCTTTAGGTTTTTTCATTTCTAGCTCTTTAATTTCATAAGGAGCTAATCCTTCTCTTCTAATAGCTTCGTTAATACGACTTCTTCTTTCATAATTGTCGTAAACGTCTCCACCATTCTCAAATT